CTTCCACCCGCCATGCTAATCTGATCGGTCCCGGCCAATCGATTGTCGTGATGTCCACCTCATCATCTGCATTGGCTATCCACGATAGGAATAGTCCGATGGCGCTGGAAACGTCACTCACAGGCGTGACAGAATCCACCACATCGAGCATCAGGTCCAGACCCTCAGCCGATGTGAGCGAGTACCCGCCGATTCTGACAAGACTCCACTGTTCTGATGGTCTGTGGTGTCTCTCCGGCATTGACATTCGTCTCGCCAACTCACTCTTATCACGATGCGGTCTGCCCTTAAACCACACGTGACCGAGGAAATGCACGCCAAGCCACACCGTTTCAATTTCGATGGACTTCGCGACGACGCTCTTCTCGGTATTGATGACGAAACCCAGCTCGCCTGCATACATCGCCAGCTCTGTTGGCAAGAGCTGTTGATCACTGGCGACAACCGAGTCATCACCCATCACGAGCACCTGACCACGCGACAACGTTCTACCAGTTGCGCGGTGCCAAATGTAATTGGTAACGAGTAGGTTCACTACGCTACCAACGAGCGACGTGAATGACGCACCCGAAGGTATACCCTTGTGGACTTGGTACACATTGCCGTCCGGCAGGACTATTCGGGTGTGAATGAAGTCATGGACGTACTTCCAGTACGCGACGCGCTCCACCTCGGTCATGTCGAGGTGCTGCTCAAAAAGCGTAAACACGTCGTGTAGCATGAAGGCAGGCACTGATGAGTCGAACCGTGAGTAGTCGATCTGATACACGTGTTCGAATCGGCCAACCATTTCACTCAGGAACGCTCCCTTTTCGTACGAGAGTAATCCCCAAGTGAACGGACGATGCCTAGCCAAGCCGTCCTGGATCGGTTTTGAAAACATCTGACCCAAAACAGTCGTAGCAGACGGCGCCATCCATACAAGCCTTGTTTTAGGCCCAGACACCCCAGACTGAACGCGACGGCCATATAGATAGGGGTCAAAACCCCGCTCCCCGCCGAGAACACGAAGTGCATTGCGCCTTGTGGTCTCCAGAACGTCAGCATTGCTCCTGAGAGAAGGCAGCCCACTAAAAGTATCGCCATGGAGCACCTCATCCACCACTTCATCCAGTGGAAGTACCCGTCGCCTTCCGCCAATAACGCGGATCTGGCGATGGACCTCAGAAAGCGCGGTTCGGTATGAAGCCCTTTGGTCATGTCGTAGGCCATCTCGACCTCCAACCTGATTTGATAGGCCGGAGCGAAGTTCTCTCCGTACTTCTCCGCCAGCACGGCGTACATGAAGTCCTGGTCGACCCAGTTCTTCCTGTCGTCCGTTGTCGGTCTGGTTACCGTTACCCTTCTGGCTCGTATTGGCCTGTCCTCCGTCTTCGCCACTTCCTGTGGCTGGACGAAATCGAGATCCTTCTCCTGTTCCGGAACTGTTTCGTACGCGGATGTTTGCTCCTCGAACCATGTCCCGCCGGTTACACGAGCATACGCCTCTTGCCGCGCTTGCTCCTCCGTTGTGAACACCGCACGAGTATCTGGTGATTGCCTTCGCGATCCAGTCATCCTCCGTGACGCTCCTATTCTCACTTGGAACGTTGAAGGTGTAACCGACGCGCTTCAGGAGATGGGTTGCCAAGCCATCAACTGCAGGGACCACCACACCACGCTCGAGATCAGCCAGTTTCTGGGCTAACTCCTTCATTCGCCCTTTGCTGGTATATTTCTTGAGCAGGTCCACTCCTGGAGCTGCATACATGTCACCCTCCGTAATCGTGTCGTCATATGAGGGCCACAGTGCCCGGTCAGACTGCCCGGTCCAACGCACTGAGTAGCGGATGCTAACCCGCACAGATACAACGCTTAGCAAGCGTTGTCCAATAGGGACGTGGTCTGGACTACCACGTGACTGTCATTTACGATGACAAGACGGACGTCCGAAGACGCAATCACTTACGGTGATCAATCGGATCCA